ATGAGTATGGAAGATTTGATTATGACTGCTGAAATATTAGAGAGTCCATATTTGTATATTGGAAGCACAAGATACTATTTATTTGAAACAGTTAAAATACCCGAATTAACGCAACAAGAGAACTTTGGTAAAATAAAATTCACTTTGGCAGTCAATAACTAACGTGAAAATTTCGTAACTTTACAAAAAATTATGCTATGGCTTTAATAAATATAGGAACTCCAACAAATACGCCAACAGGAGATACATTATATGACGCATTTACTAAGATAAATCTTATAGTTGGCAATGGCAATGGCAATGTTTCAAGTTGTACCGCAACTGGTATAGCTGCTATGTCTGCTGTTAACACAGGAGCTTCAAATACGGCTAATGGAAGTTATGCTTTATCATCTAACACAAGTGGATATGAAAACACAGCAATAGGAAGAAGTGCTTTACAAGCAAATACAACTGGATATTATAATGTAGCGATAGGCATTGCTTCTCAAAGCACATCCACAACAACAGTAGCAAATACATCGGTAGGGTCTTTTTCTTTATATAATGCAAATGTTGGTAATCAAAATACTGCAATTGGATATGGTACTTTAATAAGTAATTCAAGCGGAGCAAGTAATACAGCTTTAGGACACTCAGCATTAAGCTCAAACACAACATTTAGTAATGTTACTGGATTAGGACTTAATGCGGCTGTAAGTGCATCTAATCAAGTTCAATTAGGTGATTCGGCAACAACAACTTATGTTTATGGAACAGTTCAAAATCGTTCTGATTTACGTGATAAGGCTGAGGTTAGAGATACAGTATTAGGATTAGATTTTATAAATGAGTTGCGACCTGTTGATTACAAATGGGATTTACGTGATGATTATAAAAGTGAAATGCCAACTCCATTAAATGAAGATGCAACTGAGGAAGAAAAAGAAGCTCACAAAATAGTAATGGATGAATGGATTGAATCTTGTAAAACCAATAATTTAACTCACGATGGAACTCATACTCGTTCAAGATATCATCACGGTTTAATTGCTCAAGAAGTTCAAGATGTAATCCAAGCAAGTGGAGTTGATTTCGGAGGATTTCAAGACCATAATATCGTAGGTGGCAACGACATATTGTCAATTGGATATGACGAACTTATCGCACCAATGATTAAGGCAATACAAGAATTAACAGCAAGGATTAACGTATTAGAAGGTAACTAATGGCAAAGGCAAAAGAAGAATCTAAAAAGGTTAAGATTAAAGTAAGAAGAAGGGGCATTCACGCTAAATCGAAAATGTCATCTTTAAAGAGTTCAAAGAATTATACTAAAAAATATAAAGGACAAGGATAATGGCAGTAGAATTTCCAAATATAGAGCATTATAAAGGCGATACGTTTAAGCAAATACCTATGGTATATAAACTTAATGGTACTCCACAAGATTTAACAGGAGCTATCATTCGTATGCAGTTAAGAAAAGAAAGAGATGGTGTTTCTTATTTGGAATTAACTTCTGTTGCTAACGCAGGTATTACCATCACAAATGCGTCAGGCGGTGGTTTTAAGATTAATACACAAAATATTAATATCCAAGCTGGTAATTATGTATATGATATTGAATTTAATATCGGTGGCGTAATTGAAACATTAATCAAAGGAGATTTTATTATAACTAATGATGTAACACGATAATGGCAGATATAAAAAACATAGATGTATTTCAAACTGTAACATCAGTTAGCTTTGAAGTTGAGCCTAATACAGATATTATTAATATTAATAAGGTTACTACAAGCGGATATGGTGGAATACCTAATCTTCAAGAAGTTACTGATGAAGGGAGTGCTACTACAAATCCGATAACTGCTAATTCATTTATTAAAAGTGGTGGTACAGGTGCAAATGTATTGTTAGATAATGGAACTACTACGCCATTAACTTCTATTGTTGGTACTACTAATTTAACTACTTCTCAAACATCAACTAACTTTACTATAAACAGTAACACAGGAACGGATGCAAGTGTTCCATTGGGTAACGGTACTTTAGCTGGAGCAACATTAAATGATTACACAACAGTTGAAAAATCCAAATTAGCAGGAATAGCAACTGGAGCAGAAGTAAATGTTAATGCAGATTGGAACGCAACAAGTGGTGATGCTCAAATATTAAACAAGCCTACAATTCCATCAATTAGTGGATTAGCTACTGTTACTTATGTAGATGCTCAAGATGCTTTAAAAGTAGATAAAATAGTAGGAAAAGGATTAAGTACAGAAGATTATACCACAACTGAAAAGAATAAATTAGCTGGTATCGCAATAGGTGCTGAAGTAAATGTAAATGCTGATTGGAATGCAGTTAGTGGCGATGCACAAATATTAAACAAACCAACTATTCCTTCAATTGCAGGATTAGCTACTACAACTTATGTTGATAATAAAGACAATTCACAACAATTACAATTAAATTATTTAGATAGAGATAACTCAATATTTGATGCATTTTATTTAAGAACTATTGCTGATGGTGGTACAGTTGAAGCATCTAATCAATTACTATCCTCTTTAGCAGTTTTAAGAAATATATCTTATGTAAATCAAGGATATACACAACAAATAAATGCTGATAAATTTGTTAAATTAGGTGGTGCTGCTGATGAATATTTAATGGCGGATGGTTCAATATCTTATGGCGGAGGTGGCGGAGGTGGTGCTACAAATTTAACCACTACTCAAACTATAAGTAATTTTACAATAAATAGTAATACAGGTACAGATGCAACTGTTCCATTAGGAAATGGTACTTTAGCAGGTGCTACTTTAAATGACTACACAACTGCTGAAAAGAATAAATTATCAGGAATAGCAACAGGTGCTGAAGTAAATGTAAATGCAGATTGGAACGCTACAAGTGGTGATGCTCAAATTTTAAATAAACCTACAATACCTTCAATAATAAATTTAGTTCCATATACGGGTGCTACAACTGATGTTAATTTAGGATTGAATGATATAACTGCTGCAAAATTAATAAAAGATGGTGGTTTTGATTATCAATTCTTAAAGGCTGATGGCTCAATTGATAATAATACATATCTTACTTCGGCTGATTTACCTTCTACATTAGATTTATATGCTACAACAACTGCTTCTGATATAAGTGGATATACTGTACTTGTTAGAAACATTGCAGACACAAGATATAATGCAACTGCGGTAGATGTATCAACAGGGGTTATAACATCAGTTGGACAATTAGTAGGTTCACTTATTACAGATGCAAATATTATATCAGGAAATCCTGGTGTTTTTGATTTTAAAACTATTGGAAATATAAGCAGAACAAATGGAACAGGTCAAGCAGAATTCTTCTTTAGAATATATAAAAGAAATTTAGCAGGAACTGAAACATTGATATCAGAATCAGATTATACACTACCTGTAACAAATGGAGGTTATGTTGAATTTTCTGCAACTGCATTATGGAATGATGGTATATTTTTAGATACAGATAGAGTTGTTTTAAAATATTATGCAAATAGACTTGCATCGCCAGTTGGTTCAGACCCTACATATCAATTCCAATTTGGAGGAGCAAGTCCTGTTAGAAGTTCAGCGGCTATTCCTACATCTGTAATGCCAAATATATATTTAAGAGATTTAGCTGATGTAGAGAATGTTGATGCTTTAAATAATGAGATATTATATTGGAATGACCTTGCATCTTTATGGGAACATTCACTTGCTGAAAATTTAGTTCCTTTAGCAACTGCAACTCAAAAAGGATTAGTTTCAACAACTACTCAAACATTTGCTGGAGCAAAAACAATATTAAACGATAATGCAGGGTTAGCGGCTCTTTCTGTAGAAAATAATACAGGTAAAGGTATATCTGCATATGGAGGAAACGGGGTAGCTGCCCAATTTATAGCTGATGGAGGTACTGATATTGTTACTTTTGAGAATGGAGGTGTTGTTTCAAAAATTCAAAGCGATGGTAAAATAACAGCCACAGCAGGCACAGCGAGTACAGATGTAGTAGTTAAAAGTCAATTAGACTTAAAAGCTAATGATGCAAGTGTAGTACATTTAACAGATTCTGAAACTATTGCAGGTATAAAAACATTTAGTTCTAATATTATAATTCCTGCTACAGGTACTCCATTAATTTTAAGTGTTGGTTCTGGTGGTATAGTTAATGGTCTTACAACAACTACATATCCTGATTTAACTGAATTGACATATTTAAAAGGAGTTACAAGTTCTTTGCAAACTCAATTTAGTGGAAAACAAGCTACATTAATTTCAGGAAATAATATTAAATCTATTAACGGAAATAGTATTTTAGGAAGTGGAGATTTAGTTATATCTGGAAGTTCAGCACAAACAGGAACTATTATAGTAACATCAGGCACATCATTTACAACTCCATCAACTATTACAACATCAACCGTATTTATAATTGAATTAGTTGGTGCAGGTGGTGGTGGAGGTGGAGGTCCAGCGGGAACTTCTTCAAGTGCTTCAGGAGCAGGAGCAGGTGGTTATGTTTTTGAAAGAATAACAGGTTTATCTCCATCAACTACTTATACTTGTGCAATAGGAACAGGTGGTACAGGTGGTGCTGCTGCAACTAATGGAACTTCTGGAACTTCTACAACATTAACAATAGGAGCTGCAACATTTACCGCATCAGGTGGTGGTTTTGGAACAGCCACACAATCCGCAGCAGGTGGAGCAGGTGGAACAGGTAGTGCGACAGGTGTTACTCCAGATATTGTTATAAGTGGACAAAATGGAGGAGATAGTTTAAATACTGCTGCTTCTGTACCATCTGGAACAGGAGGTTCAAGTCCTAAAGGATGGGGATTAGGAGGTTCAGGTGTATTGGCTAATAAAAACGGTTACAATGCAACAGGATATGGAGCAGGTGGTTCAGGTGGAAAAGGAGTAGCTGCAAGTGGTGGGAATGGAACACAAGGAATAATATATTGTCAATATTTTAATTAATAAAAATGGAAAAGTTTATTTTAGAAAATTATTTATTTGGTGCAGAAACATCGGTAAATCCAATCGGTTTTGAATTATTAGAAGCTGAAAAAACAGAAAATTTATTAGATGAAAATGGAATTGTTATAGATACAATAATAACTCCAGCGGTATATTCAAATAAAATAATTTATGATACAGATATAGAATTGCCAATAATTCCTGAAGGAGATTTAGCTTATTATGTAACTGTTAATTTATGGATAAAATCTAATAATCAAATATTTGGAGATTTTCAACATATTTTAAGAATTGTATCTTTAAATTCAATGACTGGATTTGAAGTAGATGCACAAAGAGAATTAGCTATTCAAGATTATATGAATCAAATAAATTTATAATATGAGCCTATTAACACAAGCATCTTTAGTTTTAACACCAAATGCCTATAAAGCTAATAAGCTATATTCTGTTGTACCTTCAAGTGGAAGTGGAGATATGACAACTACAAGAGCGACAACTGCTACAAGAATTAATAGTAGTGGATTAGTTGAAAATGTAGCTACAGGTATTACAAGAGTAGATTATACAGGTGGAGGTGCTAATATATTATTAGAGCCACAAAGAACAAATTCAATTCCAAATTCAACTATGGCAGGTGCGGTGTTAAATACAACCACTATGCCTACTGGATGGCAAACTAATGCAAATGGATTAACTCAAACAATAGTTGGAATTGGAACAGAAAATGGATTAAATTATATTGACATTAGGTTCAATGGAGTTGCGGGTGCTTCATCTAATAGCGGGATTAGACCGACAAATGCAACTACTATTGCTGCTTTGCAAAATCAAAATTGGACATTTTCTGCATATATAAAAATATTAGCACAACCATTACCCGCTACATCTTATGAATTAGTAATTTATGAAAGGAGTAGTGTTGGAGGTTTTTTACAAAGTACAGTAACTTCATTTAACAATACAACATTAAATAGAATTTCACATAGTAGCACATTGGCAAATGTATCTACTGCATATGTACAATCTGACATTATTGGAACTGTAACAAGTGGTCAATCTTATGATTTTACATTAAGAATAGCAGGTACACAACTTGAATTAGGTGCTTATGCCACATCATATATTCCAACTACAACAAGTACAGTTACAAGGAATGCAGATTTAGCTTCTGTTAGTGGTGTATCAAGTTTAATAGGGCAAACTGAGGGCGTTATGTTTTTTGAAAGTGCTGCTTTAGCAAATGATTTAACATCAAGAGAAATTTCTATTTCTGATGGAACTACTTCAAATAGAATTACATTATATTATAATACTACTTCAAATTTAGTAACTGTATCAATGGTATCTGGAGGAACTACTATTATTGCTGGTATTTCATATACTTTAACTGATTCAACTCAATTTGCAAAAATAGCAGTAAGATATAGTAATACTTTAGGGGTATCTTTGTGGGTAAATGGAGTTAATAGATTTAGTAATACATCTACAACATTACCTATTTCAATGAGTAAATTTAGTTTAGATAGAGCAATATCTGCTAATGCTCCATTTTATGCTAAATTAAAATCTGCACAATTATATAAAACTTATTTAACTGATGCAGAAATGGCATCATTAACAACTTTGTAATGAATATATATAAATTAAAATACACCGACAAAGAAACTGCTATTGCTGATTTTATTGCTAAAGGAATTTATGTAGAAAACAACTATAAAGAAGGTATTCAGGCAATAGTTGAAATTGGATTAATAGTTCTTACAGAAGGAACTTATGATGAAAACTTTAATGAAATAACTGCTCCAATATTTGCAGATGGTTATCATTACGATATTATGTCAATTCAAGATATTGATTTTGGAAGTAATGAAATAATAGTAAATAATCCAAAGCATAACTTCGCAGGATATGAATAATTTAGATAAAATATTAAATAAGATTATATCACGTAAATTGATGGTGTTTTTAATAGCTTGTGGTGGTTTATTTGCAGGAGATTTAACTTCTCAAGATTGGGTAATAATAGCTACTGCTTATGTAAGCATTCAAGGATTTACGGATATAGTTGCAAAATTAAAAAGTTAGAATGGAATTTCAAGAAAAAGAAAGGTTAGATAGAATGGAGCAACACCTTCGACTAATTAAAGAAGATTTACAACATATATCAAGTGCTTTAGTTGGTTCTAAAGTAAATGGAAATAAAGGTGTAATATCAGATATAGACCATATTAAACAAGACATAGAAGCACTAAAAGAAAAGTTAGAGTTTATTGAATTAGATATGGCTAAAAAGTCCGTTTATATCGGACAGTTAAAATTTGTTGCAGGTTTATTAACTGCTGGATTAGTAGGAACAATTATAAAACTTTTATCCAAATGAAGCTTGATAATCGAGGTTATATGATGATTTGTGAGTTTGAAGGATTTAGTGCTAAACCTTATTTATGTCCTGCTAAATTAGCTACAATTGGATATGGTAACACATTTTACAAAGATGGTAAAAAAGTTACTATGGTAGATAAAGAAATAACTAAAGCAGAAGCATTTGATATGTTTAAAGATATTGCTGATAATTTTGCTAAAAGAGTTAGTAAAGTAGTTACACAACCTTTAACACAAAATCAATTTAACTCTTTAGTTTCATTTGCTTATAATGTAGGTGTTGGAAATTTTATGAAAAGTACACTTTTAAAAAAGGTAAATAATAATAGATTAGACCATACTATAAAAGATGAATTTTTAAAATGGAATAAAGCAGGTGGTAAAATATTAAATGGTTTAACTAAAAGAAGACAATATGAAGCAGACAATTATTTCACAAAATAAAGGAGTTATTACTTTTTGGTTATCAGTTGCATTAGCTTCTACTGTAATTACAATGTTATCATCTTGCGGAACTCGTAAGGTAATTATAGATGAGGTTAAGAAGGATTCTTTGTCCCAAATTTACACTAAAATAGTGACGAAAGAAGATATTAAAATAGAAACTAAAAACGATATTATAACTGATGAGTTTACTATTACTCCATTAGATACTTGTAAGGATATTGTAGTAAATGGAATAACGTACAGAAACGTTGTTTTAAGATATAAAAATACAAAAGACAATAGTTTACATAAACAAGACATAAAAGTGTCTAAAATAGAAGATAAACAACAATCTACAAAGGTTGAGATAAAAGAAAAGAAAAAGGAAATAGATAAAAAAGCTAATTATTTTTTATATTTTATTCCAACACTAATTTTAATATTAATTT